TTTAATCCTTTATTAGTGCGTTGGTGCGATCAAGCTAATGCATACCAATGGATTCCAGAGCAGACAAATCAGGCTGGTGAATACACCCTTTCTAACGGATCATTCATTATGGGTGCTCGTGCAACCCGTCAGGAGATCTTGGTTTGGACGGATTCTGCCATTTATTCGATGCAATACATTGGTGCCCCTTATGTATGGGGATTCCAAATTTTGATGGATAACATCTCGGTCATGGGGCCAAACTCCATGATTACTGTCAACAACATTACTTATTGGATGGGCAAAGACCGATTCTATATGTATGACGGTACAGTTAAAACTTTGCCATGTTCATTAAAACAGTATGTTTTTGATGACATTAACTTAGACCAATCCTACCAAGTGTTTGCTGGAGCCAATGAAGGATTCAACGAAGTATGGTGGTACTACTGTTCAATTGATGGAAATAATGGCAACTATGCTAATCCAAACAATATTGTTGATAAATATGTCATCTATAACTACTTAGATAATGTTTGGTACTACGGCACTATGGGCCGTACTGCATGGTATCAATCTGGCGTTTTAGGAACACCATTAACAGCCAGCTATTACACCAATGCTATTTTTACTGGTTCTATTTCTGGAACAACCTTAACAGTAACTGCCATGACCGTTGGCACTATTAATATAGGACAGACAGTTCTGGGACTTGGAGTGGGAAATGGAACACAAATCACTGCCTTTGGATCTGGAATCGGAGGAGTGGGGACTTACACGGTAAACTCTCCACAGACTGTTTCTTCTACCCAAATGACATCTACTGATGGAAACAGTATTTTATTAAACCAAGAAAGCGGCACTGATGATAATTCCACATCAAGTACTCAGCCTATTTATGCCTATTTGCAGTCTTCTGATGTTGAAATTAGCCCACAGGATTCAGGTCAACATTTTGGATTTGTTTGGAGAATGCTTCCAGACGTAAACTTTAACGGATCAAAAGTGAATAATCCTACTGTCACAATTCAATTATTGCCACGACAGAACTCAGGATCTGCCTATGGCAACGCTGATAGCCCATCGGTAACAAGTGCCAATAACTATATCAACGTCCCAGAATACACCGTTCAACAGTTTACTGGTCAAGTCTATACCCGTTTAAGAGGCCGCCAAATGGCCTTTAGAATCAGTTCTAACACCATAGGCGTAGCCTGGCAGCTCGGTATTCCTCGTTTTGACATTAGACCTGATGGCAGAAGATAATGACAATCCCAGCATACTTTAACTATAACGGGACACCATTAGTTCCAACGCCACCAAACTTACCAGTCGTAGCTCCATTGACCTATGATGCCCAGTTTGAGAACCAAATATTAAACGTATTACGGCTTTACTTTAACCAGTTAAATAACTTCTCTTATTCCGTTTCAACGCCCAATTATGGGACAAAAGTCAATAGGCCCCTAAACAACTTGCAAATTGGGCAGTTTTACTTTGATACCACCTTAGGTTATCCTGTTTGGTATAACGGTTCCAAATGGGTAAATGCTAGTGGAACTGCAGTTTAAATGGTAAAATTATCTCCAAATAACCTCGTAGGACAGATATGAGTCTACCCCTAATAGCTAAACATTTAGAATCACATGGTCGTGGTGAGGATACCCATTTAGTCCATATGACCACTGGTGAGCTAAATGCCATGCAAAAGCTTGCTGAGAGCAAGGGTGGATCATTGACTATTAACCCATCTACGGGTTTACCCGAAGCAGGGTTTTTAAGTTCTATTTTGCCTATGGCTATTGGTGCGGCTACAGCTGCATTTGCGCCTGAATTATTGCCACTTGTAGCAGGTGGAGTAGGTATTGCCGATTATGCCTTAACAGGCAGTCTTACCCAAGGTTTAATGGCTGGTTTAGGTGCTTGGGGAGGTGGTAATTTGGCTGGTGGTCTTGAGGCCGCTGGCACTCAATCATTAACACAAGCGGGTGGTGATGTAGGAAATGCTGCCTTTAATGCTTCACAATCTGAAATTGCAAGTCAATTCCCAACCGCAACTACAGAAAGTGTAAATCAAGTTGCTGCCCAACAAGCTCTTACGCCAAGTAATTTCCCTAATTTATCTCCAGATCAATTAAGTCAAATGCAAGGCTCAGTATTAAATGCTGCAAACCCATCAAGCATAGTTAATGCGGCAGGACAAGCCAACGCTTCACTAGCAAGCAATGTAGTTAATCCAACATTTGCCCAAAATTTATCCAACATGGGATCAGGTTTAAGTAGCATAGGATCTGTAATCTCAGCAAATCCTGGGGCTACTGCAGCAGTTGCTGCTCCGCTTTTAACTGGTATGTTGAATAAACAAAGGACAGCGGTCCCATCAGCTTCATCTACGGCTACAGATAATGCTAATCCTATGGGATTAAGAACTATTCCAAGAAATCCTGATGGCACCCCTAACTTTGCTGCATCTAATCCAACCGTACCAAACCCACATTACCAAGCTTCGTTTCCAAATTACACACAAGTTCCATATAACCCAATGACTGGCACACCAGCTGTACAGTCTCCAGGAGCAACTATTTATGCTGCTGGTGGTGGTCTAATGGATATTCCTAAATATTCTGGAGCAGATTACGGAAGTATGGTTACTGGTGCAAATGAATTACAGCAAGGAATTGCTTCTGCCACAATGCCTACACAACTTTCTGAATCCCAGCTTCAACAAATTGCTGCTGGTCAAGACAGTTCTAAAAATGGTGTGTATCAATTAAGTGATACTGAATATGCCAAAATGTCCCCAACCGCATTGATGAAAGCTCATAAGATTGCCGTAGCAAAAGGTCTACAGCCTATTGGTCAACTTGGAGAGTTTGAAACAACCACTGCTGCACAACAGGCGGCAGAGGCTGCAGCACAGCAAGATATTGCAGAAAATTCAAAAAAGACTTCTGCTAAAGAAGGTGGTTTAATGGCTATGGCTGATGGTGGTTCACCCATATATCACCCACAGTACCAAGATTATCGTCAGACCCCATACCAAGCAAATGTTATGAGCCCATTACAGTTGCAGGCAGCTATGGCTCAATATAACTCTCGTACTCCTCTTGTTCGTGGTAATTTAGCTTCCATCAGTCAAGGCCAACCCATTGGCCAAAGCGCAGGATCATTTGGTCAAGGCGCAGGCTCATATACTGGGACTGGTCCTACTAGTACCCAAACGGCTGGATATGCTATTGATCCATTGCAAATGGTGGGTTCACCAGCTTATAACGCACAACAAGCTGAACAAGCCAAATTGGATCAATTAGCACAAGCAGTTTCATCTTCTTTTGGAATGGCCTCTGGCGGTGTAGCTGATGGCGGTATAAAAGATGGTCATTTAGGTTCTTATTCTGACGGTGGACGTTTACTTAAAGGCCCTGGAGATGGCGTAAGCGATGGTATCCCAGCTACAATTGGTGGCAAACAACCAGCAAGATTGGCTGATGGCGAGTTTGTTATTCCAGCAAGAATAGTATCTGAACTGGGCAATGGTTCTACAGATGCGGGTGCAAAAAGACTGTATGCCATGATGGATAGAATTAAAGCAGCAAGAGCTAAAACTAAAGATATTGCAAAAGATACAAAGGCTTACAAGTACTTACCAGCATGATTATCTACGAAGATGTTGATGGATTTAAGTTTGTTGATGAGTTTGAAAGACTCTTCCCAGAGCATTATGAAGAGTTATGTGTAACAAAAGAGTTTCCATATGAGCCAGATTATGAGGCTTATAAAAGATGTGCAGCAGCTGGAATGTTGCGTTGTATTACTTGTAGGAATGATGCAGAGTTAATTGGCTATATTATATTTTTTGTAAGTCCACACTTACATTACAAGTCATGCATTACGGCAACAGAAGATTTATATTTTGTGAAAAAGGAATTTCGCAAAGGTAGAGTAGGAATTAAACTATTTCAATATGCTGAAAAAGTATTGAAAGATAGAGGAGTGCAACGGATTGTGATGCACACTAAAGTGCATTTAGACAATACCAAGTTATTTGAGTATTTAGGATATAAACAGACGGACAAAGTATTTTCAAAGATATTAGGATAAATATGTATTATTCAAAACGCCAACTATATGCTTTAGGTGAACCCCTAGGGGAATCTGTTACTCAGCGTAAAGCTGGCGGTGGAATGATTTATGGTGGCGGTGGATCTGCTCCAGCCCCATCAGGACCCACTAATACAACAGTAACCAATACCAATATTCCTGACTATGCACAGCCATATGTTACGAATATGCTCAATGCTGCGCAGGCACAAATTTATAACCCATCAATGACTGGGTTTAATGCTTATGTTCCTTATAGCCAAAATCCCTCAGATTATGTAGCTGGCTTTAGCCCGCTTCAACAACAAGCTCAATCTACTGCAGCTAATATGCAAGTTCCAGGTCAGTATGGTGCTGCCTCTAATCAAACAATGCAAGACATTAATCAGTTTGGACGTTTGGGCAGACAGATGGGTCAAGCGGGTAATCAATATAACCAAGCAGCAACCAATGGTTCTATTGGCGCTTACATGAACCCTTATATTCAACAATCTTTAGCTCCACAACTCCAGTTACTAGGACAACAGACTGGCATTCAAAGTGCTGCTGAACAAGCGGCTGCAACTTCTAGAGGTGCTTTTGGTGGATCTCGTGAAGCTTTAGCTAACTCTTTAGCACAACAAAACGGCCAACTGGCTGCTCAACAAGCTATTGCACAAGGCTATAACACTGCATTTGGTAACGCACAACAAGCCCAACAGTTTGGGGCTAACCTAGGATTACAAGGTCAGCAAGCTCAAGCAGGAGCTCTTGCTTCTCAAATGGGTGGTGCTAATCAATTAGCAGGCATCGGTGGTCAGCAGTTAGCTGCACAGCAAGGTATTGCTAATATGCAAAACCAATATGGTGGACAGCAACAAGGTCAGCAACAACAGATTATTAATCAAGCTGTACAAAACTACGCTACAGCACAGCAGTATCCCTATATGCAATTGGGTCAGCTCAATGCGATGCTCCGTGGTTTACCAATGCAACAGTCCTCAACATCGATGTACCAAGCAGCTCCAAATGCGGCTACGCAAGCAGCTGGTTTAGGAATTGCGGGTCTAGGCGCAGCAGGTATGTATAACGCTGCTACAAAAGTAGCTAAGGGCGGTAAAGTAAAAGCTATGGCTATGGGCGGTTCAGCTGTGCCTATGAATATGATGAGCGACCAACAATTAAGTCAAGTTCAACAGAACCCAGCATCTAGTCCAATGGCAAAGATTAATGCTCAAGGACTAGAGCAAATGCATGGTTACATCAAGAATAATCCACAAGCGGGTGCTATGTTATCCCAGCCTTTGCCACAACAAACGGCTCAGGCTCCAATGGATCGTAATGGTGTAGGAGCTATTGCTACTCCTCCTAATATGACCCAGATGGCTGGTGGTGGAATTATTGCTTTTGCCGAAGGTGACGAAGTCAAAAGTAACGAAATTCCCCGTGGTAAAAAAGGTGAGCTAGATTTAGCTTCTATTTTGGCTGATCGTTTATCGGAAGAAAAGTCTGGTAAAGGCACTGTATCTGAGGCCATTAAACCTTACATGGAAGAGCAAAAATCAGCATTAGCACAACAAAGATCATTGTTAATTCCTGAGTTTTTGACCCATTTAGGCGTAGGTATGGCGCAGGCTAAACCAGGTCAACCAGGAAGTGGATTTAACCAGTTTGCTACTGCCTTGGGATCTTCTGCTGAGAACGCATTAAATAAATCTGCTCAAAGAATGGGCGATATTTCTGCCCTACAGAAAGCTACTGGACAGTCTGGATTGGAAGCCGCTAAAGCTGACCAAGCCCGCAGAGATGCCCTTACGCAAACTATGGCACAAGTATATGGCACACAAGAAGCTAAGAAAATTGGCCTTGCTCAAGCTGCTGCTACCCGCCAAGCTGGTATTGATGCCAAGATGGCTGCTCTGTCTGCTGCTGCCCGTGAGAAGTATTCTAAGACGGTTGGGGATGCATATAGAGCCATTGTCCAAAACAATAAGAATACCTTTAACTTTGATGCTAATTCTCCAGATGTTTGGAATCAGGCCAGATTGGAAGCATGGAACAATATGGCTCCAGATGAAAGAACATTGGTTGGTTTAGCTAAACCAGATGTCCAAGCTGCACCAGCTGTTCCAGCACCCGCAGGATCTGCTGCCCCAGCTGCTGCATCAGCCCCTGTAAATGTGACTGTAGCGGGTAAGACTATTTCTTTCCCAACACAAGCACAAGCAAACGCATTTATAGCTTCACCACAATATAAAGCATTATCAGGGCAGACAGCACCTATAACACCGTAGTAAAATAGCAGTACAAAAGGATAAAATTTGATGGATGATCTGCAAAAACTGGCATCGCAGTACGGTGGAACCGTGGTTCCCGAACAAGCTCCTGCAGAGAAAACAGAAGACCTATCAAAATTAGTTGAGCAATTTGGTGGCACAGTAGTTCCTTATACCCCAGTTACAGCCTTAAAGGATGTAGGTAAAGAAGCCGCTGCTGGTGCTCTCCCAGGTATTTATGGAACTCCTGAGGCTCTGCAAACTGGCCTCATGCAATCCCAAAGAAGCACATTTAACCTTCCAACAGAAGCTTTAAATGTTCTTGCTAATCCAGAAAAACTGATCAATGCCATTCCTACTAGCTTAGGTTTGCCTCCAATCTTTGCTGGTAAAGAAGCTAAAACTGAATTAATTCCAACTAAGCCAGCTGAACTTGCATTAGATGAAGTCATTGCTAGAGGTAAGTCAAAGACCTTGCGTGAGCTCACTGAAGCTGGTATTAAAAAAGCTTCTCAAATTCGCAGCACTGAATCTGGAGAAATGCAGAAAGCTTTAGAAGACTTTCAACCCACTTTAGATTTGGCTAAGGTTGCCAAAGGCGATTTATCTGGTATCAGTTTTGGTAAAAACCCTACCGCCTTAGGAGTAGCTGGTCAGTTTGCCCAAGTGTTTGGATCTTCTTTCCCTGCGATGGTAGCTACGGTAGCTACAAAGAATCCAATTTACATGACATCGATGGGCTTTGGTCAGGGTGCTAGTGAAGCCACAGGCAACGCCATACAGTATATCGATGGCATGAATGACCAAAAGCTGGCAGAAAACAGTCCATACTTTAAAGATTTATTAGCCCGTGGCTACGAGCCTAAGTTAGCTAGGGCGATGACTAAAGAGAAGGCAGTTGACCTTGCTGGAACATTTGAAGGCATAACTGATACTCTGGGTGGTGCATTTACAGGTAACTTATTAGCAGGCCGTTTTGATAAAGCCTTGCTGTCCTCTGCTAAGAATCGTGCTGCCAGAATCATTTCTCAGATGGGCAAAGGTGTTTTAGCCGAATCCACAGAACAAGGTTTAAATGAAGTAGCCGATGGCATCGCCAGTGACTTAGGTATTGACAAGACAGTTCGTAAAGAAATCGGTACAGATGCGTTTGCTAACTTTGTTTATGGTGCATTAGGTGGTGCTCCTGGCGGTGCATTCTCTGGTGCTAGAGCCAAAGCAGAACCTAGTGTTGCCCCACAAGCCCCACAAGCTCCGCAAGCTCCAAATGCGCCACAAGCTGCTGCACCAGTAGCCTCAACAGCCCCTGTAGTTCCAGAGGCAGTACAAAAGGGTTTAGTGTCTCCAGAAGACTTAGAAGAGCCTGTTGCTCCAAAAGCTCCATCTGTTGCTCCAGAGGCAACACCACAGGAAATTGAGCCAGAACTTCATGCTCGTGCTTCAATGAAGCTTGAAGATCTTGTAAATCAAGCTGATCAAACAGGAAATATTAATGTTAAAGAGTTAAATAAATTAGCTCGTGATCTGGATATTAAGCCAAGCAAAGATGTGCAAGAAACAACAATGGCCATCTTTGAAAAGTTAAATCCAAGACCTGTAGAGAAAGCCGCCCCAGTAGCACCAGAGGAAATTATTCCTCCAGTTGATATGGGTGAAAACACAGAATATCGTGTTGTAAAGAATGATAACGGCTATACAGCTGTTTTGGTTGACAAAGATGCTAATCAATTAGTTACTGCCAGAAATTTTGGTAACAATGAAGAAGATAAGCAAAAGGCAATTGATTATGTTCAGGAAGAAGCTAAAAAGGCAGAGCCATATAATGTCCCCAAGGCTGAGGAAAAGGCTGCTCCAACTGAAGCTGCAGCTGCGCCTGAAGAAGTATCTGAACAAGCCCCTGAACCAGCTGAAGAAAAGACACAAGCTCAAATAAACCAAGAGCGCCAAGAGAAACAAAAAGCAGAAGCACAGCTAAAGGCTCCTGAAGATCCAGATGCCATGATTAAACGGCAAGAGGGTTACGAAGAAGCTAAAGCAAAATACGCTGATGATATTGATCCACGCCTTGCATTTTCAGCACTAAAGTCTGCTGGCAAAGATGTTGAAATGAATCCAGAAGCCCTTCCAGAGCTTAAAAAACTGGAAGAAATGGGGTTGATTCAACTTAAAACTGGTAAAAGAAAATCTTTCTATCGTGGCAAAGGTGCAGACGAAGCTGGATTAAATAGCGAATCTACTTATCAAGAATTAGTTAATTACTTACGTCCCAAAGAAAAGGTTGAGCTTTCTGCAGAAGCAAAAGCCAAACAGGACTTAGAAGATGCATTAGCAGACCTCGCATGGTTGGCAAGTAAAGATACTCGTATGAATATGATGCCAGAAGACGAACAACGTCTTCTGCCAATCCTTACCCGTTTAATGGATGCTGCTTTCCGTCTGGGCTATCACAAGTTCAAGGCGGCAGCCAAGTTTGTCAGGGACACAATCCGTGAGAAGTTTGGTAAAGAAGCAGCAGACAAAATTAACCTTAATCACTTGCAGGGTGCTTATATTGGAATGTCTGGTAACTATCCAGATCAAGCGACCCCAATTGCTGAAGTGGCTGGTGTTCAGAAATTAGAAGAGCTAGAAGAAGAAGCTCCTAAAGCTGAAATTAAGGTTGACTTAGCTACACCAGATGGCAAGTTCAAGATTGCAGAAGCTATCTCACAACACTTCTTGTATGGCAATAGCTTTGGAACTATCGTAGAAGCCCGTAAGTTTATTTCTGATATGACTGGCCAAAAGATTGAAGCTGGTACACAGGCTGCTAAACAGGCTGATGAAGCGGTAGAGGTGGGCGTAGTTCTTGCTGCACAGAAGATTGCCCATAAAAATAGAAAGCCTTCTGAGATCTATGATGGTTTAGTAAATCTGTATAACCAGCAACCCAATCTGGCTGTTCGGTCTTCGACCAGTGTTCGTGAGCAGGCTTATTCTACTCCAGCTCCACTGGCCTACATTGCTTCTAAATTAGCTGGTGTTACAAACAATACTAAAGTATATGAACCAACTGCTGGCAACGGAATGTTGTTGCTTGGAGTAGAAAATAATACCGATATTCAGGCTAATGAATTAAACACTAGCCGTTATGAAATGCTTAAACGCATTTTCCCAGGCGCAAATATTACCAATAAAAATGCTATGGATGTCAGCCCATATGCTTTTGATGCTTTAATCGCCAATCCTCCGTTTGGCTCTGTAGGTGAAACATTTCATATTAAATATGCAAACTTTAATACCAGAGAGATAGACCATGCTATTGCGTTGGAATCTTTGGGTGGTTTGGGTGCAGATCCACGTTACAAGGCCGTATTAATTCTTGGTGGTGTCCGTGCTGAAAATGAAGAGGCAAGACGGGAAGGGTATCGTCAGTCTTCTAAACGCAATTTCTATTCCTATTTATATAACCATTTCAATGTTACTGATCACTTTACAGTAGCTGGAAGTCTATATACAAAACAAGGTGCCAGCTACCCAGTAGATGTCATCGTTATTCATGGCCAAGGCAAGTCCCAAAGAATGTTGCCTGCTGCAGACCTACCAAAGATCTATAGCTCTTATGAGCAACTCAAGGAGAAATTAAATGAACCTAGCGTGGTATCCAGAGAAAATGTCGTGCCCACCAGAGCTGACATCGGTGAACGTCCCACAGGGGAACCTAAACCAGAAGCAGTGGGTGAACGCACTGGCAGACCGAGTGGTGAGCCTAGTGTTCAAGGAGCAAGACCCACAGAAGGCGGCAGACGAGGCGTGTCTGAGAATGAGCCTAGCAAACGTGGAGCACCCGAACCAACTGGGGCAGGCGTTAGTGCAGGACAACCTGGACTTGCTAACGAACCTGAACGTGGCAGCAATCGAGGACCCGTTCCCAGCGAAGGTGGAGAAAAGCGACCCAGTGGCAGAGAAGGCGCTGCAAGAAACGAGCCTAGCCCAGTGGGTGGCCCTAGCGTTGTCTCAGGTACACGAGTCGAGTCTGGATTAGCAGACCGCAGAGGCCAAGAGACTGAAACAGGACATCAAGTAGGATACGAGCCACATTCACAAGCAGCTTCTGTTGGAACATTAGTTCCTAAAGCGATGGCTCAATCAATTGATGAATCAATCTCTAAGGTAGAGGACGAAGTAGGTAATGTTGATGAATATGTGGCAGAAGCCTTGCACATGGATCCTGAGACACTTAAAGAGAAGTTCTCAGCTGAGCAAGTTGATGCTTTAACATTAGCCATCCGCAATGCCGAAGCTGGCAAAGGATTTATTATTGGTGACCAAACTGGTATCGGTAAAGGTCGTGTTGTAGCTGCGATGATTAAGTATGCTATCGAAAACGACAAAGTGCCTATCTTTGTTACTGAAAAGCCAAACCTTTACTCCGATATGATCCGTGATATGGATGATATCGGCATGACTAAAGAACTTGGATTAGACACTGCCAAGCCAAGAATCTTAATTACCAACTCTAGTGAAGCTATTCCTTATACCTTATACCGCAAAGTTGGTAATGAGGTAACAGAAAATCACCTTACGTTAAGAGCTCCAAAGTCTGGCAAAGCTTTAGATGACATATTAAAGGCTATGCGAGAAAAAGAAAGCCTTGGCGATTACAAGGTAATCTTTACAACTTATAGCCAGCTGCAAAGTGTTAAGGGTAAAGAAACAGAACGTCAACGCTTTATCAAAGAGTTTGGCCTTGGCAATTACATGATCTTTGACGAAAGTCATAATGCTGGCGGTGCTGGTGAAACTCAAGCCCGTAGCAAAGAACAGCGGGCTAACGAATCTGAAGGCAAGAGCTTGGCTACTGGCCGTGCTGCTTTTGTTCGTGACTTGGTTGATAACGCTTACGGCACATTCTTCTCTTCTGCTACTTATGCTAAACGCCCAGATGTGATGGATTTATATTCCAGCACAGACATGAAGTTAGCAGTCAATAACATCAATGAACTGGCTGATGCAATTAAGCTAGGTGGCATTCCAATGCAACAGATCGTTGCCAATATGTTGACTAAGGTGGGTCAATATATTCGTAGAGAAAGAACTTTTGCTGGCGTTACTTATCAAACACAAGAGACTAAAGTAGATAAGCAGACGGCTGAAAACATGGCTACCTCTATGCGGGACATTCTGGCTTTCTCCCGTGCTAAAGAAGGGGCTGTTAAAGATCTACAAAAGTCATTAGATCAGACTGGTGGTAGAGCCAGCATGGAAGGCGAGAAGACCCAGGTTCAACAGGCTAACTTTGGTTCAGTCATGCACAACTTGATTGACCAAATGTTGTTGTCTTTGAAAGCCCAAGATTCTGTCAAACACGCCATAGAAAGCCTTAAAAATGGCGAGAAGGTTGTATTGACTGTTTCCAATACGATGGGCTCATTCTTGCAAAGTTATGCCGATGAGATGGGAATCAATGTTGGAGATCCAGTAAATCTGTCGTTCAAAGACTTATACCTAAAGTATCTTGAAAAACAGCGGATGCTTACCATCAAGACTCCACAGGGCAAACAACAGTATCGTCTGACCGATGAAGACCTGGGCCCAGTCATGGTAGCTCAATATAAAAAGATTCAAGAGTTTATTGAGAATGCTGGCTTCGGTTCTGCTCCAATATCCCCAATCGACTATATGCACAATGAGCTGCGTAAAGCTGGATACAAGACAGAAGAGATCACTGGTCGTACTTCAACTTTGAACTATGAAAGCGGCATTCCAATCCTGACGTCTCGTTCTGCCAATATCAAGCAGCGGGTTAATGCAGTTGATGCATTTAATACTGGAAAAGCCGATGTCATTATTTTGAACCAAGCTGGATCTACTGGCTTGTCTTTACACGCTTCCAGCAAATTCAAAGATCAACGCAAACGCCATATGATCATTGTTCAACCAGAAAAGAACATTGATACCCATATGCAAATGCTAGGCCGTGTTCATAGAACAGGTCAAGTGGTAGCCCCAGCTTACTCTCAGATGATGGCTGATATTCCAGCTGAGATGCGCCCAGCTGCGGTCTTGCTCAAAAAGATGGCATCCTTAAATGCGAATACAACAGCTTCTCGTAAGTCTGCTGTGACAGCTGAAGGAGCCGTAGACTTTATGAATGACTACGGTGGCCAGATTGCTCAAGAGTATCTACGGGATAACCCTGAGGTTCATGAAGCCCTTGGTGGCAAACGGGTAGTTGATTTGATTGAAGATCCAACCGATGCCAAAGAAGATGATATTCGCAGACTGACTGGCTACATTCCTATGTTGCCAATTAAAGAGCAAGAAGAGATCTACAAAGACTTGATTGATCGCTATAACGATTTAGTAGATCGTGAAAATAGCATGGGAACCAACAAGCTTGAAGCTAAAGCTGCTGACCTCGATGCTGTGACTTTATCTTCCCAGCCAATTACTGAAGACAAAGGTGAGCAATCTTTGTTTGCCCAACCAGCTTATATGGAAAAGGTCGATGTCAAACGGACAGTTAAACCTTATTCTTCCCAAGAGGTAAATGAAAAGATTGCTGAGCGTGTTGGCAGCAATATGTCAGAAGACCGTTATAGAATCACTAATGAATTATTGAATGGTGTTAAAGAACGAGCAGCTGAATACGGGCAAGCTCAACTGGCAGCTTTGCAAGAAAAGGGTGCAGACCAAGTCAAGATTGATACTTATAAAGGTCAATTAAACCTTCAGTATCAGCATATTAAGTCTATTTTAGGAAACTATCCAATTGGTACACCAATTTCTATTAAGAACAATCAGGGCATATTTGTCTACGGTGTTGTAACCGATTTAGAGAATAAAAAGAAGACAGCCAATCCTGTTGCGGGCTCTGACTGGAAGATGCATATTGCTTTGGCTAACGGTGATGCTAAAGCTATTACGATTAACTTCTCCCAGATTGGTAGCACATATCAGTTAAATAAAGAAGACTATATCAACTGGTATAACCCAGAAACTCAAAAAGCAGAGATGATCCGTCTCATAGATCTATTTGATAAAGGATCTAATGTCAGACGTGAGAAACGCTGGATGGTGACAGGTAACATTTTGGCTGGTTTTGCTTCTGATGCGGTTAAGAATCAAGGGCAGATTATGTCCTACACCAAATCTGATGGCACGACTGGTCAAGGTATTCTCATGCCACGCACCTATGACTTTGAGAAAGCCCAGAGAGAAGCCCCTATTCGTATTACCAACGCTGATAATGCTATGCGGTTTATGAATGAAGTTAATGGCGTAGTGACTTCAGGTGACAATGTATTACGCATCTCTAAGCATGGCAACCAGTATCAGTTTAATGTCCCCAGCTCCAAAAAAGAGGGTGGCACATTCTTCTTAGATCCTGGACTATTAAAGTTTACTGGTGACTTCTACAAGTCTGGCAATACCATGTACACACGAGTCTACGATGAGTCCAAGGCTAAAGCAGCCATCGATTACATCCTCAATGACCGTGGAGATACCCTGATTGCCTCTAGCCCTAAAGATAAAGCTAGAGAGATGTTTGCTCCACCAAAAGCAACGGTTACTCCAAGCGTTATTATTCCTAAGGAAATGAAGGAGCGTATTGCTCGGATTCATGAGAATAAAGTAAAAGAACACGCAGAAGCTAGACGTAGTATCACTGCTGAAAAACGCAAGATTATTAAAGGCGAAATTGGTATTGATGTTCAGCGTAGATTGACTGAACTTGAGCAATTGGCCAAAGAATTATCTGAAGATAAGAGATTAACTGCAGAACGTAAAGATTCTCCAGAGCGTTTCATGGCTAAGGCTTTAGATGAATATGATAAAGGTAACATCAGTAAAGATGTCCTAGATGTCATTAAATACATTTATAACAATACTCCTGCCTTGCTTAGCGGTTTGAAGATGTCTGTCAAATCCTTTAAAGATAAGCAAGGATTTACTGCAGCTGGTCTGTTTGATGCTGCCGATAGATTAATTACCCTGTATAAAACGACAGGTGCTGTCAATGCTGGCACTATTCGCCATGAGCTCATGCACACATTAGAGCAGATGATGGATCCGCAGACCCAGCAGAATCTCATCGAAGCATGGCGAGCTAGTTTAGAAAAGGCTATTAAGAAGAATACCGATACCAAATCGCAAGAGTATTTCAAGGCTGTTCTTGACTATGTTGATAGGCCTTCAGAGGAGAACTTTGCTCATGCTATGAGAATCCTGCCTTCTCAGGATATGTATCAATACATTAATCCTTCTGAGTTCTGGGCGGTCAATGCTGAGAAGCTGATGGCTGCTAAGCTAGGAACTCCTTGGCATCGCTTTACTATGGCTATCAAACAAGTCATGGAAGCTTTGAAAAAGCTCTTTGGCTTTAATAATACTTATACCATTTACAAGACCTTTAATGATTTAATCAAAGGTGAAACACCAAGAGACCATAAGAAGATGCTGGTTGACTTCATCGGCTCTGGTAAATATAAAACAGAGTTCTTGTTTAGCGTTGAAAAGACCGATGAGCTATTGGCGAAACATGAGCGTAATGATGCCCCTATCCACCTTTCTAACACCGTAGTAGATCGATTGCTGGGTGGATATCAGGATGCTAAGAATACCGTAGCCAAGATGAAAGAGTCACCCCGCATGGCTGTCAATAACATGGTTGGTAACGTAGACCGTGCTCTGCTGACTACCCGTGTCAATATGACTGACTTTACAGCTGGCTTGACTGCAGCTGATGCAGATCGCTATGGTCGTATGCTAGAAGATGGCGAAGGCCGTGCTATTGCCTCTGTAGCGATGAACCAGGCTCTCAAGGCTGCCCGTATTGGTACGCAGGTCATTATGCTGGGTAAACTGTATTTTGATCCCAATCTGCAGATGTATCGTGCCGTCAAAGATAAGTTCTCGATGGCCAACATCCTGACTATCAAACATCAATTAGAAAAACAGATTGGTGTGCAACGGGCTGCGAATGTCATTCAGGCTTACTTTGAAGCTAAGCGTTCTAAGAGTATCGTCCAAGAATACTTAGATCGTGAAGCAGAACTAGAGAATCTCAAAGCCGAGCAGTTGGATCCAAGCACTCCTCCTGATCGCCAGCTCAATCTATTGGCAGAAATTGAAGAAGCCCAGCAGGACTTTAAGAATATCTCTATTGCTCTGCAAAAAGTTAACATGACTGATGAGGCTATTGAAGACTTCATTAATTTAGATAAAGAGTATCCAGAGCTCAAAGAGATGATGAAAAACTGGTCTGCTGTCAATAAGAACATGATTGACATGATGGAGCACTCTAGAATCATCAGCAAGAAGCGGGCTGATACCCTTCGGGCTATCAAGGATTATGTTCCTTGGCAGCGCATTCAAGATGAGCAGACTGATCCCCATGCACCGATCTATGGCTCTAAAGGTGTTAGAAACGTAGCCAGAGAGCATCGTTTCAAAGAGGGCAAAGTAACGGCTGATATTGATGACATCGTAGACAATATGCTGCATAACGTCATGGTTACTACCCGTAATTCAATTAAGAACTACGCAGCCAACCGTATTGCTCAAGAGTATGGAACCCGTAATGAGAAGGGCAAGCTCAAGGTATTTCCTAAGGAAGACTTCTCTAAAGGGATTGTCCGCATCCTGGTCAACGGCAGAAAAATCCACATTCAGATTGCTGACCCATTAGTTGCTCGTTCTGTCATTGGTATTGAGAACATTCAGATTCCAATGAATGAAGTCTTGGCTTTCTTTGCCAATGGCTTGCGTAGATCGATTACCTTCTCAGGCGTATTCCAAATAAAACAGCTTTTCATGGATGCTCCTACAGCTGCGCTAGTATCTGGCGTGAAGAACCCAGCCGCTTTGTTTGGCCGTGTGTTTACTTCGTTTGCTGCAGGCTTAACTCAAAATGATGACATTGTAGAGTTGCTCAAGGCTCATGGTATTGGTGGTTATCACTCAGCCGCTAGAACAGCTGAACACCAATACAAACAAGAGATTGGTTTGATTAACCAGTCTAAGATGGCAAAGATAGCCAACATCCTCGACAAGATCTCTGATGCCTCTGATATTGCTCAACGTAGAGCAGTCTATATTCAAGTCATGAAAGAAACTGGCGGGGATCAGCGTAAAGCAATTTTGGCTGCAACCAACATTATTGACTTTGATAAACGGGGTCATGCTAGAACAGCCCAGTTCCTCAATCGTACTATTTCATTCATGAATGCCTATGCCCAGCAGATTGATGTCTTGGCTCAGGCTTTGGCCGAACCAGTGGCTGGCGGTATTGAAGCCCTGACAGGAGTCAAAGTAACCAGCGTTAGCGGTGGTCTTCGTGGTATTGACCGTCAACAAGCAATGACCCGTTTAGCTGTTTCAGCTGGCCTCTTAGCCTCGACTTGCCTGCTTTACTCTATGGCGGTAGGGGACGATGATGAATACAAGAAGATGGATGACCAGACTAAGATGCGTAACTTTGTCATTCCTAAGTCATTGATGCAAACTATTGGATATGAACATTCATTGTTAATTCCTATGCATACATCGGCTAGTTATTTCTTTAAAACGATTCCTGAATTGCTTTATAACAAGATCACTAAGGAGGGGACAAAAGATGCCATCGATAATGCAAGGTTACGGAAAGTACTCAAAGAAGGTGCAGTGGATGCGTTACTTGGCCCATTGGGGTCTGCCCCAGTCCCAACG